CTATATACTTTACACACAAGCGAGCATATGAAAAAGGAATTACTACTGCTGTGCTGTTGCACAGGAATGGTAGATTAAAATATAAAGACTATCTAGATGATGCAGGTGAACGCATGGTAGACATAGAGATAGAACCAATGGAGGATGAATGAAAAAATTACCAACAGATTACCAAAACTTTATTGCTCTGAGCAGGTATGCAAGATGGCTACCTGAGAAGAACAGAAGAGAGACATGGGAAGAGACAGTGGCTAGGTACTTTGACTTTATGGAAGAGCACCTAAAAGAAAATACTAATCAAGAGTTAGTGCCTAAGACTAGACAAGTGCTTGAAGAAGCAGTGCTTAACTTAGATGTCATGCCAAGCATGAGAGCTTTAATGACAGCAGGCAAAGCACTTAAAGATAATAACATAGCAGGATACAACTGTGCTTACCTAAGCGTAGACCATCCCAAAGCATTTGATGAATGCTTGTATGTACTCATGCATGGTACTGGTGTAGGCTTTAGTGTAGAGAGACAGTTTATTAGAAAGCTACCTGAAGTACCAGAAGAAATGATTGATGTTGAAGACATTGTGGTAGTACAGGACAGCAAGGAAGGCTGGCAGTCTGCGTTTAGAAAACTAATTACATACCTATACAACGGAGAGATGCCTAAGTGGGACTTCTCAAAGATTAGACCCAAGGGTGCAAGGCTTGCTACCTTTGGTGGCAGAGCGTCAGGACCAGAGCCATTGCTTGACTTGTTTAACTTCTCTACTAATCTATTTAAAGATGCAGTAGGTAGACAGTTAACCAGCTATGAGTGTCACCGTATGATGTGTAAGATTGCAGAGGTTGTAGTAGTAGGTGGTGTGCGTAGGTCTGCACTCATCTCACTTAGTAATCTTACTGATGAGAGAATGCGTAGTGCCAAGTCTGGTCAGTGGTGGAGTGACACACCTGAGATGGCACTAAGTAACAACAGCGTATGCTATACAGAGAAACCGGACATAGGAATCTTTATGAAAGAATGGCACTCACTGTATGAGTCTAAGTCAGGTGAGCGTGGCATCTTTAATAGAGAAGCAGCCATTAAACAGGTAGCATCTATAGGTAGAAGAGAAACAGACCATGAGTTTGGATGTAACCCTTGCAGTGAAATCATACTAAGAGATGGACAGTTCTGTAACTTGACAGAGGTAATAGTAAGAGCAGAGGACACACAGAAAGACATCATGCGTAAGGCTAGGCTAGCTACCATACTAGGTACATTCCAAGCCTCACTTACTAACATCAAGAGACTCAGACCTAAGTGGGTACACAATACAGAAGAGGAGGCACTACTAGGTGTCAGCCTTACAGGTATTATGGACAATGCATTTATGAATGGCAGTAGTAAAGACAGAGGGTACTATGGAAAGAAAAGTTTGCCAGACTTCCTGTCAGATGTAAGAAAAGAAACTGTTAAGGTAAACAAAGACTGGTCAGAGATGCTAGGCATTAGCCAAGCTACTGCAACCACAGCTATTAAACCTAGTGGTACAGTCAGTCAGTTAGTTGACAGTGCTAGTGGTATACATACCAGACACAGTGACTACTACATCCGTAGAGTAAGGGCAGATAGGAAAGACCCTATAGCTAGACTAATGGAAGACCAAGGCATACCTGCTGAGAATGATGTAATGAAACCTAACAGTGTTAAGGTGTTCTCATTTCCTATGAAAGCTCCTGATGGTGCTGTTACTAGGAACGAAAGGAATGCTATTGAACAGCTAGAGTTGTGGCTTATGTATCAAAGGTACTACTGTGAGCACAAGCCCAGTGTAACCATAAGTGTTAAAGAACATGAGTGGATGGAGGTAGGTGCATGGGTGTACAAACATTTTGATGAGGTCAGTGGCGTTAGTTTCTTACCACACTCAGACCACACTTACCAGCAAGCACCTTATGAAGAGTGTGACAAGAAGACATACACTGACCTGCTTAGTAAAATGCCTGAGGCAGTTGACTGGGATTTGATTAGTGAGTATGAACTTACTGACCAGACAGTTGGCACTAAGACATTAGCATGTACTGGTAGTGTATGTGAGCTAGTTGATTTAGTTGAAGAAGAGAGGGACACAGAATGATTGAGGGTATAATACTGATACTTGTTTTACAAATAATAGTTATCAATATAACGGGAGGTGTATGAAAGAAAAATTAGAAACAATAGTACAGACTGCATTTTTTATTGCAGGTATGGTTTCTGCTGGGTGTCTAGTGTATGTTGTTATGTTCCTAGACGCACTCAGAAAAGGGTGGCTTGTATAGCACATTGTGTTTAATAATAAAGGAGTAAAAATGTTAGAGAAAATTAAGAACGGTGCAGATGGTGCAATAGATGTAGGCATCAAGCTGATTAGCTTATCGATTGTATTGCAGATTATCTTTGGTCAGAAGGTAGCCTTCCTGACAGGAAATGTAATCGGTTCTATACTTGATATAGTATGGACACTTGGCAATGCAGGACTAGCAGGAATAATTGCTGCTGGTATTATCTGGAAACTACTCGATAAAGACATCACGAGTGGAGGCAAGTAAGCCAATCAAAAAACCTAGTGGTCTTGTTCAAATGGACAGGACTGCTAGACTATACAGACAACTAACCCGCACTTCAAGAAGTGTGAAGCCGAGGGAATTATGGAAAAGGGACTGGAGCAAGTAGGTGATGTAGTCAACTCACCTAGTCATTACACTAAAGGAAAGATAGAAGTAATAGATTTTATAATAGACCAGAATATGAATTACCTAACCGCAAGTGCATGTAAATATTTGTGTCGCTGGGAGCACAAGCACAAAGGTGATGGACAAATTGAAGACTTAAGAAAAGCTAGGTTCTTTATTGAGAAACAAATAGAGGAGTTACTTAAATGATTACCTTTCCCATAGCACCAGTGGTAGCTAGCCGGGCAAGAGTAACACGCTGGTCTACATACTTTCCAAAGAGGTACACACAATTTAGAAAAGAATTTGGAGAGTTGCTTGAGAAATATAAAGCAGAACCAACAGATGGTTTGCTGTATGTAAAGCTAGACTTTTATGTTCAGCTACCTAAAACTATGTCTAAGAAAAAGAAAGAAGAGAAAGAAGGCAAGCACTGTGATAACAATGCAGACTTAGATAACTATGTTAAGGCTACACTAGATAGCTTGGAAGGTAAGTACTATAACAATGACAAGCAGATAGTAATGATTAGAGCAAGAAAATATTGGTCTGATACTGGCCACATAGAATTTAAAATGGAGGAGATATGTCCTTAAATAAAAGTAAAGACATTAAAGAATTAAGAAAGTTTGATGTTGACCTAGAGTTTGGTCAGCAGTGGGAAGAACATATAGATGAACTATTCTCTGGCGCTAAGAAGTGTGAGATTAAAACAGAGAGAGATACATGGGCCAAGACTGGCAACATATGTATTGAGATTGAAAGCTACGGTAAGCCATCAGGGTTAGCCAGCACAGAGGCTGATGTGTGGGTACACAATCTAGTTAAAGACAATGAGTTGTGTGCTAGCCTTATGTTTAACACACACAAGCTACGCAAAGTAATGGAGGAAATGAAACCCTATACAGTCATGGGTGGTGACAACAACGCATCTAAGCTACACCTAGTGAGCATAGCTAAGCTACTCAAATCCATTAGTCAATAAGTATTTTACCTTCATCATATTGTCTTTTCATTTCATCAGGTAAGTCATCATAACCACGAAGTGGCTTGCCTGTTGCTAATGCATTCTTTATCTTTGCAATAACCTTACCACCTCCCGGATTATTCAGACCTAAAAACTTAGGCTCTGCTCCAAACATCTTCTCATGTTCTTTGTATAACATTCCTGCTTCGGACATTTCAAACTCTTTTCTGTATTGCTCACGGAGTTTTAGCCCTTCTTTTATTTCGTTATAATCCATTAGTCTATTCCAAAAGCTGATTCAATTCTAGTTCTTCCATGCTTATTCATTATACGCTGAAAGTCTTTTGCTAAACTAGGTAGATACTTTTCTATATACTTCCAAGAGTTTTCATCTTTCTTACTCCAAGCTGTTCCTAGCTGTGCAAATGTTTCTGCCATTCTGTGGTAAAATCCACCATCTGTACCACCACCGCTGCTCTTAGTATAATAATCTACCCCGTGTCCATTTAACCCACCATTTTTAAAAGCATCTCCAGAAGTCATAGCATCTATTATGTCCATAGTAGCAGACAGTTGTGACAAGTTTCTTCCTAAACTTACACCTTCAGCGTGAACTTCTTTATATAGTTTATTTCTTTTTGATTCCATCTCAGCCATTTCTGCTGAGTCTTTTAGCCTAGCTTCTAGTTCATCAATCATACTAGGTATGTCAGACAAAGGTGGAATACCACCATCATTGTATCCTGCCTGTACATACTGTAGCAAAGACTCAGGTGGGTATATGTATTTTTCATCGGTAACATTACCATCCATAACTATGAACTGGTGTCCAAATGTATGCATGACATTCTTGTCAGATATACCTTGAACCATCTGTTCCATTCCTATTGATTCATTACCTCTAAATATATTTGCCAACAAACTTCTTTGAGCATCCGCAGAGTTAGACTTGGTTAACTTATTTATTCTACTATGCATCCTTGGGTCGTTAAGCATTTGGTCATAGAAAACTAAAGCTGATAAGTCATCATCATGCTGTTGCCAAATCTTAGATGAGTCTCTCTTGTACATGTCTTGGTCATAAAAATTATTACTGAATCCTTTATTTCTTTCAAGAGTAATTCCTAGTCTTTCAGCATCTTTAAAGAACGCCCATTTAAACTTTGGGTTTGCACCACTAAAGCCAACAGAAGTGTCATCTTGAAATTCAGGATAAAGTTTTCTTCCTAGTTGGTAATCTGCCCAGTGCCAAGTCTCGTGCAATGCAGTTGTCACTATGCTGTTATATACAGCATCACCATTTTTTAAAGTATCAGGATTTAAAGGAAGTGCAATTGTGTCACTGCTTGCATTATAATGTCCTCCATCTCTAGACCATTGTACTATGTTAGGTCTTCCGTAGTTTTTAAATACATTTCTGGCTTGTTTGTTTGCAGCTTTNTGAATCATAAAAGCGTACTTGCCTTTCATGGTGTGGTCGTGTGGCATTGTAAAAGGATTGTTACTGCTGTCAACAAACGCTTCAACCTTAGGATTCAAAGAAGACTTGTATCCTTTACTGTCAAACTTAATGATTGCATCATCTAAATTTAACTCATTATCCAACTGCTTATCAAATTCTTTTTCTTTCTTGTTGCCAAAGAAACCACCCATCATAGGTGTGAAGTTTGCATCACCCTCTCGGCCAACATACTGTACATCCTGGGCCATAACTAATGCACCCACTTGGAGTACCCTTGATGCACTAGAAACTGGCAAGAATGTAGCCTTATCGTAGAAGAAACCTGAACGATTAGGATTCATACCTATCTGTTTCCATCTGGACTCAGGTTGCTTGCTGTCTTCTAATGCAGCAGTTATTTCTTTATGTGTTTGCTCAGGTGTTTGGCTCTGCCATTCAACATCCATTACAGCAAACGGAGATTTGTTTGTACCAGTAGCAACTCTAATTGCTTTGCTAGAGTGCTTTCCAAAATCTACATTAGTACCAGCACTAGCTGTTGAGTATGCATTGCCCGGTCTAATACCCTCTACCTTTTCTTTAAAGTGTATAGCATTAACCCAAGTGTCCATGTTTTGGTATGCTGGTATGTCCAGTCTTAATCCTACCCTTGTTCCTTCTTGTATTTCTATTCCCGGTAGTCCTATTATTCTACCCTTACCTGCCTTACCTGCATCCAATGCTCTTGCTAAGTTTGTTACGCTTACAAGTTCAGGTACTTCTTGCATAAGTGTTATAGGTGAGTCACTCTTTTGTACCAGCTCTCTAAACTTTTGCACTGACATGTTGCCACTCTTCACTTGATTTGCTGCAAACACCAAAGAGTCAGGTTGTGACATGTCTTTCTTTCTTTGAGGTGCGCCAACTTCTCTTGGCTTTCTCCAAGCAACTGCGTCATCAGGATGCCTGCCTTCTTCTTGTACATGTCTTACAGTTCGTTGAGCTTCAAGAATGTCCTGTGGTGTGTTAGCAGTTGGCTCATATACAGAGTCATTCATTAACTTATTGTATACCAACTCATCCTTAGGGCTATTAACTTTTCTGTTAGCTTCTTGGAATCCCGGTACTATGTTAGTTCCACATGCCATTAGTCATCTCCGTATCCAAAAATATCTGCTATGTCTCCAGTTGGTGTAAAGAATATACCAGCTGGTCCTAGTGTACTGTCAAGACTCTCAGTCAACCACTCAATTAAATTGTCATCTACTTGCATCTTGGCCTCAGCATCTCCAGACCATATAGGACTAATAGCATCTTCCCATGCTCTGTCAATAAATCCTGCACCAGTACCTAGTAATGAAGTAGTAGCACCATCATGGAATCTGCCAGCACTACCCAGTAGTCCAACAACACCAGTCAGTCCTGCTCTGTCCATTACTTCCAATGCTGTAGGGTCTTCCCAATCTTGTCCTTTGATTGCATCCTTCATTGCTTCACCAATAAGTACAAGTGCATAGGCTGATGCTATACCACCTACAACACCAAATGCTGCACCATAGTCTGGACTACACTGCTTAGGATTTAGCTTTCTCAATAATCTCTTAACTACTGTATTACCAAACACAACAGGGAATGTCTTGAGCTGTGCTATGATTGCAAACTTAGGGTCAGACATCCATAATGGTTTGTTAGTAGCTTTAGGATGTACAACCACATCATCAACTACTTTGTGTAGCCAAGGTATAAGCACATCTCTAACCTTTTTTCCATTAGGCATTTCAGTGTTAAGTATTCCTTCATTGGTTATGTCTACTATAGTTCTACCATCATCCCTTTCAAATGCTTTACTAATGTAGTTCCACTCATCTCTGCTAACACCATTCTCTTTAAGTTCATTCTCAAGTCTCATTCTTTCTATGTTGCTTAAAGTACCTGCTTTCATTCTGTTGGCTCTTGTGTTGATGTTAGTCATCATAGCTTGAGCTGCCCAGTTCCTATTAAAGTTTGTCCACTGTGTCAGGAATCCACCAAGCGGTGTTCTAAAGTACATATTAACTACCATGTTGTGGTCAGTAGAAAAGATTTGGTCTAGTCTTTCATTAACTCTAGGGTCTAGGTTAAATCCTAATGTAGCCATGGCCATTGCACCCTCGCCCGGCTGTACATATTTACCTGACACACCTCTTCTTATTCCTTTAAGTGCGTAGTCAAGTGCTTTAGGAAGTGTCTTAAGCATGTTTACAAATCCTGCTCTCTCACCTATCCAAGCAAGTTCTGTTATAGAGGATATAGTAGCTAGACCTAAATGAGTCATAGCACCCACACCAGTAGCTAGTTTACTTAGTGCTGATAGGTTGGGGTCTATGTCTTTCTTGTATGTGTTGTGTGCAGCATCATAGGTGTCATAGATTTTGTCACGCTGTTTCTTTGTGAGTTTTCCACCTGCTTTAAGAATCTTCATATCATCTCTTAGTGCTTGCGCATCTTTACCAAATGCTCTTACAGATGCTACACGAGCAGCACCTCTTTGCAAGTAACCAGTCAATACTTTTTCTATGTCTGTCTCTCTAAAGTTAAGGCTTTCTTTGGATGCAAATTCATCTAAGTATTTCCATGCCTCAGCTCTTGACTTTTCAAATCCTTTTCTCTTTTGTCCTGCAAACTCTGCCTTAGCTAGTGCTTCTTGCTCTCTAGCTGTAAGTACATCAGGCTCAAGTCCTTGTATTATTTCATCAGCTATCTGCTCTGCACCTTTTCTATTCTTACTACCCTTACGAGTAATAGGTTTAACTTCTTTGTTAAGTCGGTTAGCTTTCCTACTAGATGCAATCAGTGCTTTAATGAATGCTTCTCTGTTTGCTTTAACTACCTCAGCATTAAGAGGGTTAGTCAAGTAGTTGTCTATTAGACCTATAGAAACACCAGAGTCTACCATGTCCTGTCGAACAAGAGCTAGCTGGTCTTGTATTATTTGTAAGTCAGTCTTACCCTCAGGATTCTGATTGCTAATTCTTTGTTGTTGTGTAGTGCTGTTGCCTTCAAAGCTGTCAATAAACTCTTGGTCTACCTTAGCTGTTATAGGCTTGCCTTGTAGTCTTTCTCTTATGTACTTGCTTCTTTCAGGGTCAACACGCTGTCCTATAAATCCTATGCCTGCTTTCTTTTGTGCATACTTGTTTATTATATTAACTACAGGTGCTAGGTACTCACCAGTCTTAGTTTCTTTTATCGCAAAGAAGTTGTCCTGTACTTGTGTAGTTCCACTTGCTGTGCCTACAGGTGCAAACCTTTGGTATGCTCTGTTAGCTGCATGAAATTCAGCACCAGTTCTAGCCTCGTTTCTTATTTTAACTAAATCACTTAGTGGCTTAAACGCTAGTCCTTTAGTAAAATCTTGTGCTGCCTTGCCAACATTAACACCAGTAGCACTTTCTATTTTAAGATTAGCTGACTTAGCTAGTTTCTTTATGTTACTGTCTAGCTCAGGTATATTAATAAGTGGCTGTCCTCTACCAGCTTTTATTTCTTCTGTGCTGGTAGGACTAGTGCCTTCCATTACCTGTCTGTTGTAACCTTCTGCTAATCTGCGTGCTGTGTTTATGTCTCTATTTACTTCTCTTCCTACACCAACAGATGTAGGTACACTCATACCACCAGCTATAGGACCTGCAATAACAGCTTCTTCAAGTAAGTCCTGTGCTCCCTCAGATGTAAATAATCTACTAGGGTCTTGGCTTGTAGCTATTTGTATAGCTTTTTGTCCAGCCTCAGTTGCCATTTCAGTACCAGTAATCTTACCTAAAAATTTACCACCCTTGCCTA